GATGCTGCTATGACAAGCTATCGTCAGGATCTGCGTGACATTACTGCACATGCAAACTGGCCGCACTTAGCCGATGCTGATTGGCCGACTAAACCATAGGTGCCACATGGAGATGATGCTTTGGAACATACTGCTAACAGGGGCGCTGGCTCTTGTTAGCTTCTTTGCAAAGACGCTGTGGAGTGAAGTTCAGCGTCTAAGCATACTGCTGAATCGCACGCGCGAAGAGGTGGCCAAAGAGTATGTTACAAAAGCAGAAGTACACGCGGACATGAACCGCGTGATTGACCGACTCGAAGCCCTTGATGCCAAATTAGACCGGCTGATGGAGCGGCCATAATGATCGATCCGATTACAGCACTATCAGTTGCCGCCAGTGCTGTAAGCAATGCCAAACAGCTTATGGCTGCGGGTCGTGATGCCACTTCTGCATTAAGCAAGTTTGCTGGTGCAGTGTCAGATGTGAACTACGCTGCGGAAAAAGCCAAGAACCCGTCGATCTGGAAGAGCATGACAGGATCGGCAGAGGCAGAGGCTATTGAAATATTTGCCGCGCAGAAAAAAATGCAGGCAATGAAGAAAGACATTGAGACTTTGATTGGCTACACATACGGCCAAAAAGGTTTGGATGAATATAAAGATACGTTGCGCAAGGTGCGCGCCCAACGCAAGAAAACTGCATACAGGCAGGCTGAAATAAAAGAAGCAATCATTGTTTGGACGGTGGGTATTTTAATTACCGGCTCCGCTCTGGCTTTGATGGGCTTTGTGTTTTATTTTATTGGCAAGCAGCAAGGAAAATGGTGATGGCTAAAACTGTTCTTGATGATTGGAAAATTCTGCCGCGACTTATGATGCTGGCGGTCACTGTGCTGACATACCAGGCGGTGCATTGGTTCATGAGTTTGCCTGATCCCAGCGTTGCTCAGAGTGGTTTGGTCTCGGTGTGCATGGGCGCGTTGACAGGCTGTTTTGGTATCTGGATGGGCAAGGAAAGCAAAACGACGGTTACGCCTCATAAGGTGGTTCACGAAGAGAGGTATGAAAAATGATACAGGCACTGGTAGGCCCGGTAAGTGAGCTACTAGGCGGTTGGCTAAAAGGTAAAGCGAGTGCGCAAGCTGCGGCAGCTAACCTCAAGCTGGTCGAGGCGGAGGCCAAAGCAACGATCATGAAGTCTGCGGCTACGTCCGAGGCTGATTGGGAACGACTGATGGCCCAAGGGTCACAGAATAGCTGGAAGGATGAATGGCTTACCATTCTTTTTTCGATTCCTTTAATCTTGTCATTCCTTCCGTTTGAGTGGGCAAAGCAGGCCGTTACTGATGGCTTTGCCGCATTGGAAACTATGCCAAGCTGGTACAGCTACACGCTTGGTGTTATTGTTGCCGCATCTTTTGGCGTGAGATCAGCGACAAAATTCTTTGGAGGTAAGAAATGAGTGGGTTCAAATTAAGCCGCCGCAGTCTCGATCGCCTGGTCGGCGTAAACGATAACCTAGTTGCGGTTGTCCGGGCTGCGATCAACGCAACTAAAACAGACTTTGGTGTGATCCAGGGATTGCGCACGGTCGAGCAACAGAAAGAACTGGTTGCCAAAGGTGCATCGCAGACAATGAAGTCTAAGCACCTGGACGGTAACGCTGTGGATCTCATGGCATACATCAATGGCCGTGGATCCTGGGAACTAAACCTCTACGATGACCTAGCCGATGCTATGAAGGAAGGCGCGCAGATGGCTGGTGTTGCTGTGCGCTGGGGTGCCGCCTGGCATATCGATGACATTCGTACCTGGGAAGGTACGATGGAAGAAGCGATGAATGACTACATCGATCTTCGTCGTTCCCAGGGTCGCCGCCCATTTATCGATGGGCCTCACTTCGAACTGATGGTGTAAGACATGGCTAAGAAACCTGGACTATATGCAAATATCCATGCGAAGCGTAAGCGCATTGCTGCTGGATCTGGCGAGAAGATGCGCAAGCCTGGCAGCGAAGGCGCGCCTACCGACAAGGCGTTCGAGCAAAGCGAGAAAACGTCCATGCTGAACAAGAAGAACAAACGTGCCTAAGACCGCAGCTTGGAAACGCAAAGAGGGCCAGAACCCAGAGGGCGGCTTGAACGAGAAGGGGCGCAAGTCCTACGAGCGCGAGAACCCTGGCTCGAACCTCAAGCGTCCCGTGAAGTCTGGCGACAATCCGCGCCGGGCTTCTTTCCTGGCACGCATGGGCAACATGAAGGGGCCGGAGCGTGACAAAGATGGCGAACCTACGCGCTTGCTCAAGTCTCTGTTAGCCTGGGGTGCATCATCGAAGGCAGACGCGCGCAAGAAAGCTGCCGCTATCAGCAAACGCAACAGGACGTAACCAATGCCATATTTTCAGGACGACATACACAGCCCGCACGCAATGCTTGAGATCGCTTCGCGGCGTGTTTCTGATGTATCGCCTGTTAATATCTTTGGCTTCAATCGTGAGGTTAGCACCACGTTTGAAACAATCTGGAATGACGGTGGCGGTTACGTTTATCCGACCAGCGCAGTGCAGATGGATTGCGTGTCTGACAATGCTGGCGACACTATGACCATTTTGATTGCTGGCTTGGATGCAGATTACAACAGCGTTGCTGAGATAGTTACTTTAAACGGTACAAGCGCAGTCACCACGACTAACGCTTTCTTCCGCATAAACAGTGCCACGATCCTGAGCGGGTCCAATGTTGGTGACATTTCGATTAGCAACGGCGGCACGCTTTACGCGCTTATCGAGGCAGGGTTGGGAACAACGCAGTCCTGTATATACTCTGTGCCGAATGGTTATTCTTTGTACCTGTTCCGCATATCTCTCACGTCCGGGACAGTGAACCCAAACAAGTATGTCGTCTATCGCAACCGGCTCGACTTCTCGAATGGCCGGACGCTGCGCGTAGCAGAGGCAACATGGCAAGACGGGATGCAGACCTTCGATCGGCAGATCCCGTTTCGCATTGCTCCCAAGACCGACTTCCAATTCGAGGCAAAATCTTCGTCAGGTACTAACGAGGTTAGTGTTTTTGTCGAAGCGTTGCTGATGAAGGACGCTTACTGATTAGCTAGGATCCCTGCCCTGGCTTGAGCACAACGCCCATCAATCTCAACGCCTGGATCTTACGCCTGACTGTGACGGGTGACTTGCCCATCAGCTTGGCGATCTGACCAGTTTTCAAACCCATACTGAGACCGTTTTTTATCATTGTCTCTTCTGCTGTAAGCTTCGGCGGCTCTTTTGGTGTGCTCCTGGGTTTGTAAAGCTTGATGGGTTCGGGGGCGACGCGATTGCTTCCATCGATCTCATTCTGTGCTTCCCAGGCTTTGCGATAAATATCCTGGTAACGCTCGATCTTATTCACTGTCCTCTCCTTCCATCTCGGCCAGCTTGGCTTTGTAGCGCGAAATGCGCTCTTCAAGTATAGCCAGATCGGTGCTCACAAATGATGGGCGCACACCGCTGTAGCGCATCTCCATTCCATCACGCTGACGCAGCCAAGATGCGATGCAGTCTTTGATGTCGTTAATTTCTTCTTGCTTGGTCATTTCTCCACCTCTTTTGTTATTGTGTTGATTAGATCAGCGTAGGCTTTGTTCACCTTCACTTGCTCCATCGCGCGCTTCACAGCGTGCATGATGCTGGTATGGTCCCGGTTGATGATCGATCCGATCTGCGAGTAGCTAAGACCCTGGCCCCGCAGCACAACGCAAACGAGCGCCCTTGCTAAGAAGATGTGTTGCGTTCTGTCCGGGCCGCAGATTTTGTCGCGCTTGATGCCTGTCATTTTGTCCAGGCTGTCGAAAACCTTTTCGATCGGTACGACACCAGTGCTTGTGATAAATGCTTCGTTCATGTCTGCCTCCTTGGTGGGCGCGCCGGACCAAACCGGCGCACCATTATTAAAACGGGATCTCGTCATCGAGTCCGGCAGACGCAGGTGGTGCCTGGTAGCTGCTTTGCTGGTTGTACTGCGGACGATCTTCGCGCGGCTTGTTGGGGAACAAACGCCAGGATCCGATGCGCGGCCATTGCTTGGGATCTTCACCGGCGCGCGCAGATACTTGTAGGCCGATCGAGAGATTGTGTTGCAGCATAATGCTTGCGACTTGCTGGATTGCCGCCTGCACCTCCGGGTTGTTCTCTGTTTCTTTAGTGCCATTGATCCACCCGGTAAGCGCCATGCTTACGGCCTGGCCGTTCTGCATAAAGCCTTGAAGGTTGACGTTGCTGTTTCCTACATGGGGTCGTTTGCTCATAGCATAGCCTTTCTCTTGTTGTATGCGTGGTAGAGTTTTTCATAGAGGTCCGGGTGTTCCTCATTCAGTCGATCTAATAGCCTGCTGTTCTTTTCGTCCCAGGCTGCTAGGTCGCTGACTGTTTGCATAACCTTGAGCGCGTCCCATTGCGCTTTGCACCAGGCTAACGCGCGCTCATGCGCTTCGTTCTTTGCTGGTGCCGGTTCTGCTGCTGGTGCTGCGGGCTGCGGTGGTGGTGCTGCCTGCTGCATTGCTTGTGACTTGCGATTGACTGCATCCATTTCATTGAGGGATGCGTAGGTGCCGCCGTGTAGCCCTAAGCTGGCAAGCGCGCGCCCGATCGCAGATGTTTCGGCGTTCTCGATCGCAGATGTGCGGTTGACGTTGCTCGATCCACGGATCTCCTCCGCAATACCGCTGCCAATCGTTGTATCTGATTTAACAATGCGTGCCTTGACGACAACGCGCTGCCCATCATCGTGCAGGATCTCTGTATCGATGCCCAGGTCTGTGCCGAATGCTTTGCGGAAGGCTTCGACGCGGACAAAAACCTCCGTGTATTTCTTGCCGCCGCGCTGTGTCACGCCGTGCGTTCTGTTGAGGTCGTTCACCTCAGACATTGCTTTGATAAGTTGGTCCACTATTTGGCTCCTGCTAGTTTCTTCGCTTCTTTAATCACGTCCGGGTGAAGATCCCGCCAGACAAAGCTATCGCCAAAGCCAGGCTCGATCAGGCTCAAAAGATCTTCCGTACTTTCTGTGATCTTCATCAACCGCTCCCGCCGACGACACGATCTTATTATGTCGTCCAGGGCGTAACGTAATTCT